ATGTCTAAGAATCGCAAAAAAATGACACTTAAGGACTATTATGATTCAATCGACGATACTTCTCCGAAAATGAAATTCAAGGAACAGATCATAAAAGAGTGTGGGATCTCGCACGCAACTTTCTATAACTGGATGAACGGCAGTTCAGAAATCCCTAAGACATCCAAAGAAAGAATCAGTGAGATCACCGGGATCCCAGTTGATGAATTATGTCCTAATCCTGTCACAGCATGATTATTCAGGAGCATGAATTTTTTTCCTCTGCCGATGGGGTAGATGTGATGGTTCAGAAAAACGGCCAGTGTAAACCGTTGACAAAGGAAGATGTCGAGCTCGTCCATTTTCTTTACCAGAATATCAAAGAGAATTATCCCGAAGCTTTCAGGGCACTCACTGATATCTATGGTAACTCTGCCTTGTATAAGTTCATGATGGTCCGCCGATTTGGAAAATGCAACTTCAGCATTTACGACAATCGTCCGGATATACGCACCGACGGACTCTTCAACCTTGAATTCGTTCCATGCCCATTAAGGGGAGAATGCAAATGGGAGAATACAATCTGCCTCCCGAAGTTCAATACAGCGCTCTCTGACCGTGAAATGCAGGTTTTGAAGCTTATTTGTGAGAACCTCGAAGATTCACAGATCGCCGATAAACTGTTCATTTCTATCCATACGGCCAATAATCACCGCCGGTCGATTGAACGCAAGCTCGGGGTCAATAATAAACTGGGTATCCTAAAGTATGCAAAAGAAAATTCAATTCTATGACCAAACAACTCGAATTGTTTTCGCACTCAAGAGATCCTACAGAAGATAAACCGGGAAATCAAGGTCCCGAAAAAAAGGCACAACCTGAGCTGTCCGAAACCCAAAGACAGCGTGCAAGTGCCCTCTACCGCAAGAGCAGGGCACTTGCTTCAAAAAACAACCAAATCCAGGCACCAAACCAATACGCATGAAAACCTTTTCAAACATGGCATTACCTGATCTTCAACTGACGGTAAATTCTTATGAAGCTTTGATATCGCGGATCAAAGTTGAGCGTCATTGTCTGACGCATGATAATTCCTACCAGGAAAAATTCATAGAGCTTTCGAAAAAAATGGACCGTGTAATCGAATTGAAAGATGCCGCACAAGAAGAACTTAGCACAGCCCTGGTCGGCTGAGCCTGATCGTAAGATCGTTTACCAGCTCTTTCGGAATTTCGTCAATCACGCCCGGATTATCCATCAAACAGGTAATCCACACCACTACCGGCGTACGGATCGGTTGGCGGCACTGCAAAAATGTATCGGGTATATGAATCTGCTTAAAGGCAAACGCCCCGAAGCTGTTTGTGCCGTCGTGCCAAAACTTGAACAGGAACTTCATGCAATCCTACCGGTGCCATCCAACAGGTCCTTCAGGCAAAGCAGGTCAAGACTTATTCACCTGTTATATCTCTGCGATCTTTTAAACAGAATGCCTGTAAAGCCTCAGGAATCAATCCAAACTGCATTATCCTTTTAATTCTCATAAAATGAAAATCGAACTTCAGGTCACAAGTCCCAATACTTCCAATTTATTAGCCCAAATCGGGTTACGCACTAAAAGCGATCACTATTGGAAGCCCTTTCATAAAAACATCCACTTGCTTTCTTATGAATTAATCGATGCCTCAAAGGCAGGTCCCTTTTTGAAAGGCCTGCTTCACGCTTATACCATCGCCGAACTTGGGATCATGATCCCCTGGGGATTCTTCCAGGCCGCCCAGGTTCACAAGTTGCCTGGCGGTATATGGCAGATCACCCTTCATACGGGAGTCATTAAGAATTACTCCTATGAGGTTGAGGCCAGGGCAAATTATCTCATCGATCTTATTACCAGTAACCAGGTCAGTGTTGACGAGATAAACAATCCTGTAAAACCCAATCAGCCGATTGTTAAAGTAAAAGAATAAAGATCGCGCCGTGGAGAAGCGGTCATCTCGCTGGGCTCATAACCCGGAGTTCGGGGGTTCGAATCCCTCCGGCGCAACAAACCCCATCAGACGCGAAAGAATGACTCATAGTAAATTATGTGACGGGGACAGGAGACCTTATGTGACCTGTGACATCTTGGAAAGGATAGTTAAAATACCACAAGAGGGAAGGGTGTAAAGAGCACTAAACGTTGAACTGAGTCTGACAGCCGGGAAAGACCGGCACCCCTTCGGGGGATTAACAGTTGATCTATGATACCACAAAATACGATTGAAGAAATTTTGACTCTTGATGCCGGGGAAGTGATCGGCCGGTATATCCAGTTGCGTAAAAAGGGAAGCAGCTATCAGGCATGCTGCCCATTCCATGAGGAAAAAACCCCGAGCTTTTCGGTTTCTTCCGTCCGGAATATGTATAAATGCTTCGGGTGCGGCAAAGGTGGCAATCATATCAATTTTGTGATGGAATTGAAAAAGCTGGATTATCCTTCAGCCATTAAAGAAATTGCATCTCAGCATAACATCATAATTCCACAAGATCAGCGCAGTGATGAACAGAAAAAAGAAGATGACCGGGTGCTCGGTCTTTACCAGGTCAACGAAATGGCCATGGAATGGTTTCGCCTGCAGCTTAAAGAGAACCCGAAGTCGCTTGAATACGTTACCGGCAGGTGGAAGCAGGATTCCATTCAGGATTTCAAGATCGGGTATGCGCCAGACTCCTGGGATTCCCTTAAAAAATGGGCTGGCAGTAATGGGATTAAAGAAACGGCCCTACTTGAAGCCGGTCTTCTGACGGAAAGCAAATCCAAGGTATTTGACTATTTCCGTAACCGGATCATCTTTCCCATCATGAACCGCACAGGCCGTGTGGTTGGATTCACCGGCCGTGATTTCTCAGGTAAGGAAGATGTGGCAAAATACTTCAACACCCGGGAAACAGAGATTTACAAGAAGAACCATACCCTGTATGGGATCCACGCTGCATGGAAAGCGATCAAGGAAAAAGGATATGTTCACCTGGTTGAAGGGAACCCGGACGTGATCCGCTTGCATGAACTTGGAAAATTCAATACCGTCAGCTCCGGAGGAACCTCCCTGACTCAAGACCAGATCAAGGAAATTCAACGCTATACCAACTCGGTGACCATCATCGGTGACAGTGACAAGGCCGGTGTCAATGCATCGATCAAAAGCGGCAAGTTGATTGTTTCCGCAGGGTTGTTTTGTAACATGATCCAGCTCCCGGCGGAAGACGGGAAAAAAGAGGATCCGGATTCATTCTTTAAAGACGGCAATGAGTTTGATCAGTATGCAAAGGATCACCTGATCGATTATATTTTCTGGCTTGCCGAGAATAGAAAGGAGAAATGCAAAAACCCTGATCTGAAATCCAAGCTGATCGATGAAATATCAGAGCTGATCAGCAAGCTGCCGGCAAATTCAAGTGAGATTTATATCGAACAGTTATCTGCCATCATCAAGCCCAAGAAAGCATGGCAGGATAAACTCAAATCGCTGCAGGCCGAGGAGCCGGTAAAAGAAGAAACCGGCGTTAAAATACCGGCCAAGGTTCTCTTGAGCGATTGGGAGAAGTATGGCTTTTATGATGACCATAACCAATATTTCTTCAGGACCAAGGAAGGTATACGTAGGGGATGCAATTTCGTCATGGAGCCAAAATTCCACATCCGAAGCATCATGAATGCGAAACGACTGTTCCGGATCGTGAATGAGTTTGGATATGAACAAACGATTGAAATTCCCCAGAAAGATTTGATATCCCTTTCAAATTTCCGCCTGAGGTTGGAATCCCTGGGGAATTTTATTTGGGAAGCAGGGGAACCGGAGCTTTACAGGCTGAAACGATTCTTGTACGAGAAAACCCTTTCGGCTGATGAGATCGTGCAGCTTGGATGGCAGAAACAGGGTTTCTGGGCATGGAGCAACGGAATCTACAACAGCCCTGAGTTTAAAAAAACTGATCCTAATGGAATCATTGCTATTGATCAGAATAATTATTACCTGCCTTCTTCCTCAAATATATTTGAATCCGAGGAGAAATTGTTTTCCGCAGAAAGGCACATCAAGCATATGCCAGGGAAGATTTCCCTATTTGATTTTTCATCTCGGCTCATTGAGGTTTTTGGAGATAACGCCATCATAAGCCTGTGCTTTTTTTTCGCCTCGATATTCCGTGATCATATTTTTCGTCCGTTTGGATTCTTCCCGATCCTGAATTTCTTCGGACCCAAGGGAACCGGCAAGAGCGACTTTGCCGTGATCCTCCTACAGCTCTTCGGACCGCAGAAAGTAGGTCCCAATATTGTCAATTCAACCCTACCGGCCCTGGGGGATCATGTTGGATTGATGGCCAATGGATTTATACATATTGATGAGTATAAAAATTCCCTGGATCCTGCGAAGATCGAATTTCTGAAGGGTCTGTGGAACGGGGTTGGCCGCAATGTGAAGGATATGGACTTCGATAAAAAGAAGAAGGAATCCCCGGTTGACTGCGGGATCATTCTTACCGGTCAGGAAATGCCAAACGCTGACATTGCACTTTATACGCGACTGATCTTTCTTGCTTTTAATAGGGATGAATTCTCTGCAGCCGAAAAGGATCGCTTTTCTAAGCTGAAAGAATTATCGCAAAAAGGATTGACTCATCTGACCCATGAAGTTCTTAATCATCGTGCAGTCTTTGTCGACAAATTTATCGAGAGTTACGAGCTGGTCAGCGCAGATCTGCTAAAGAGCCTTGATACGGTTAAAGTCATGGATCGAATTTTCCGTAACTGGCTTATTCCACTTGCCTCTTTTTATACGCTGAAAGATCTGATCCGCGTCCCATTTGATTATGCCAGAGTATTATCCCTAACCCGGGAGCTGTTGATCAGGCAGAACCTTGAATCTAATAACAGTAATGAGATCGCCATTTTCTGGTCAATCGTTGAATTTCTGGCAAAGGATGGCCAAATCAGGGAAGGGGTTGACTTTACGATTGAACTCGTCGATAAGTTAAAAACAGATACTATTGATTCTGATTGGAAAAAAGCAAAGACTATCCTCTTCATTGATCATACCCGCTTGTTTCCGTTGTACCGTATCCATGGCCAGAAATCAAAGGATAATATCATTCCTTTAAAGACCCTTGAATTTTATTTAAAATCCAGCAAAGAATACCTGGGAAAGAAGCTGTCAAAGGAATTCAAAACACAGGAAAACGGGCGGTTGATTCCTGACCAGGAGGTTTCAGTTTCCAAAAATGGAAAGGAAACCGTAAAAAAAATCCGTCACATCACCACCGCGATGGCTTTTGAATATGATTTGTTGAATATTTCTATCTCAAACATCACGATTGTAGAGGAAAAGAACAATTCTGATGATAATAAAAATGAACCTGATTTGCCATTTTAAAAAAAATATTGACCCGTCCAGCCGTGAAAATGCCAACTACATCAACTACAATAACTACAAATTAATAAAATATTGATTCTGTGTTAAATAAATAGGATAAATGGATGATTTTCGAAAACTACACTCAACTACACTCAACTACAAAAACTACAAACAACTACAAAAACTACAAATGTAGCTACTATAAAAAATGATTAATGAATTGATTATGATTCTTTTAAAAAAATGTAGTTGGTGTAGTTGATGTAGTTGGTAAAATATGTCTTAAGTCGGTATGACAGAGAGAAAAATTGATCCTATAGGAAATGAATATTATGAGCAGTTACCCGAAGGGTGGAGACTGGCATCACTGGATGATTTTCATACCAAGGGACGAAAAAAAATTGGCATGGAGTTTTTGATTCAATGGGCTTTGACCCGGACTGATTATTACCAGGTTTGTATTGTGTCTGAGAGGCTCACCGCACAATGGTTGAATCCTTTTATACTTGACAAAAGAGTTTTTATACATGAATAAGACTAACATTGAATGGTGTGATTACACCTGGAATCCTGTCATAGGATGCAGGAATCAATGTCCAAAATGCTGGGCTGCGAGGTTTAACAACCGCTTTAAAATGATTCCTGATTTTCATAGTCCAAAATTTTTTCCGGAGCGACTTATTGACCCCTCAAAGGTTACTACCCCGTCTAAGATAGCCGTTGCTCTAATGGGGGATTTATTCTCCCCTGGCGTGAAAGATGAATGGATCAACCGGATCCTGTTTACCTGCAGGCAGAACAATCACATTTTTATGCTACTTACAAAGTTTCCAGCCCGTTTTTATGAATTCGAGATCCCGGATAACTGCTGGATCGGAACGTCTGTGTCCAGTGCAAAAGACAAGAACCGGATTGAAATCCTGGTTGACATGGGTTGCAAATATACCAGCTTCGTGAGTGTAGAGCCACTACTTGGCAGCATGGAGGGTGCGGATCTTCATTGCATTGATTTTGTTTTTGTGGGAGCACAGACCGGCCCCGGAGCCGTTGCTCCTGAGAAAGATTGGATTAATTCGATCCAACACCCGAACATTCTTTACAAGGAGAATATTAAACGCTTTTTATGATTCAGATCAGAGAACAGGATGTTGTTTTTTGTAACCGTTGCGGGCAGGCTAAAAACGTCCTGATCAGAACGTACTCCTTCAATTATTCCTTGTGCTGCACGGGGTTAATTCGCAGCAAAAGAAGGTTCTCAATGATCCACTACTGTATAGCAAAATACCGATTTGTAAAAGAAATGATTCACAAGACACTGTTATTGAATTAATCCGCTTATAAACATTTAACAATTAACATTTATGGAAACAACAATCACAAAAAATGAAGCCCAGAAGCTGTATCCTACCGCTCCTGCCTGGCTGAGGGAAAAATTGGAAAAGGACTTTGGGAAAGAGACCTTGACCGACGACATCATCAACCTGGTCGGGTCGGTGGAAGAAGCTTACGCGCATGTCAGCGAACAGCGCAAAGCAGAATTTGACCGGGAGATGAGTGCTAAAGATCTTCTATGTGAAGATACCGTTGCATTCATTAAGCTCAAACTGGTCGTGGATGCCCTGAACCGTGAAGTAAAACCAAACTTCGCCGATCAAACTAAGAAATGGTTTACAATCTATCAATTTTCGGCCGGGTCCGGGTTCGTCTTTTCGCACTCGAACTACCACTACGACCATTCGAGCTCGCATGTCGGTGCTCGCCTTTGCCTTCTTGAAGAACGCACGGCCAACCATTTCGGGAGTAATCCGGAATTCTTAAAGTTAATGAACACCATGTCAAACCCAGTAAAAGCTGCTCTATGAAATCAAAATCAAATAAAACGGAATTGTTCGATCCCAAGACGATGGAATTAATGAAGGAAGTATTTCAGAAGCTGGGAATGAAACCTGATGAAATTCCTGATGTTTCAAAGGTTCCTGAACGCCACAAGTCAGCTCTTATGGCTGTTTATTATTTATTCCTGGCTATCGAGGCAGAAAATGATGGATGGGAAGCCGATCCTTCTAACCATACTCAAACGAAATACTGGCCTTGGCCTTGGGTTAATTCGGCCGGGTCCGGGTTCGACTTTTCGCGCTCGGGCTACGGCTACGACCGTTCGTACTCGACTGTCGGTGCTCGCCTTTCGATGAAAGACAGTAAAACGACCATGATGGTTTTTGAAAAGTACAATGAGTTGTACCGGAAATTCATGCTCCGCAAATGAACTTAACAGGTTGTATGCCGCACAAACTGACCTTTCAGCCAGGTCCAGGTTCGACTTTTCGAACTCGAACTACAACTACGACCATTCGAACTCGAATGTCAGTGCTCACCTATGCGAAGAACTTCAGCGGCATAGACCTTGCCGACAGTGCAAAAAATCACGAATTGAACTGGAGCATTGGTACCGGTGAGGGAAGATGATCCAATTCCAGCAAAGGCATGAAACGACACAGGAATCTATATGAACGAATCTGCAGCATTGAAAACCTGATGCTGGCTGATTCTATTGCCCGCAAAGGCAAGCTTACTCAACCTGGTGTGATCGAGCATGATCGCAACCGGGAAGATAACATCCGCAGGCTTCATCAATCGCTAAAAAATAAAACCTATCGGACTTCGGAATATACAACCTTCCCGGTATTTGAACCTAAGGAAAGGCTGATCTTTCGACTGCCTTACTATCCCGATCGCATTGTTCATCATGCCGTGATGAACGTGATGGAACCGATCTTCGTTTCAGTTTTCACGGCCGACACCTTCAGCTGCATCAAAAAACGGGGAATTCATGCCGCGGCCAGGGCAGTCAGAACCACGCTCAGGGACCAGACTGGTACCCAATACTGCTTGAAACTTGACGTTCGAAAGTTTTACCCAAATGTAGATCATAAGATTCTGAAGGTTCTTCTTCGGAAAAAGATCAAGGATCAGGATCTGCTCTGGCTGTTGGATTCAATCATTGACTCGGCCGAAGGGCTTCCGATCGGAAACTATTTAAGCCAGTACCTGGCCAATTATTACCTCACTTACTTTGATCACTGGATTAAGGAAGAGAAAAAAGTCCGGTATTATTTCCGTTATGCCGATGACCTGGTGATCCTCTCCGATGACAAATCCTATCTTCATTCCCTGCTTGCTGATATCAGGCAGTATCTACAAAATAATCTTCATCTCGAGGTAAAATCCAATTACCAGGTATTTCCAATTGAAAAGCGGGGATTGGACTTTGTGGGATATGTGTTTTATCACAACCATACCCTGCTTCGCAAGAGGATCAAGAAAAATTTCGCGCGTATGCTGAGCAGAAATCCGAATCCTGCCTCTATTGCATCATACCGGGGATGGTCAAAACATGCCAATTGCAAGCATTTACTCAAAACCCTACTACATGAAGAGCTTTAGCCAATTTAAGATAAGTGTTAATTCAAAGACATTTGTCGGGGATAAGATAAAAACCAACCAGATACTTAATCAGGAAATCATAGTACTTGATTTTAAGATTGAGGATTCGAAAGTTGATTCCTACAAGAAACGTGGTGCTGAGAAGTGCCTTTATTTACAAATTTCAATAAAGGATGTAAAGTTTGTTGTTTTTACTTCATCCGGCAGCCTTATGGAAATGATCCTGCAGGTTGACCCCAAGGATTTCCCTTTTACTACCAGGATTATTGAGAAAGACAGAAGATTTTTATTCACATAATAACAAAACCATGAAAATTTACATTGCAAGTAGCTGGAAGAATGTCCACGCAGTTGAAATGCTGACTCATTTTTTACGTAATAGGGGGCATGAAGTTATCTCCTGGGTTGAAAACAATTTTGGCGAGAACCACAATCATGTAACAAAAAAAATGGATTTTGAAACATGGGTAAACTCAAATGCATCAGATCAATCCTTTGAATTTGACACGCATGGTGCAATGGCCAGCGACCTATTTATCTATGTTGGTCCGGCAGGGAAAGATGCATCCGCAGAATGTGGAATGTGTTACGGACAAAGATTAGCTGGAAAAACAATTCCAATGGTCGGTCTATGGGCTAAAGGTGAAGATTTTGGATTAATGCGAAAAATGTTTGATGGTTGGTATGAACGTTTTCCTGACCTACTTGATGCAGTTTCTCAATACGAAATAAGACTGGAAGGAACATTAAAATAATTAGAATGACAATGGTGTCAAATAACAACTAAAATCGTTTAAAATGAAAATCACAATCGGAAAAATTGTTGAGTTTTTCCCCAACGGTAACAAAAATTTCGAATTACCGAACGGTATGAAAACTGCTCCTGCGGTCATAACGCAGGCTTGGGAAGGTTCAAGCATGGTAAACATGACTGTGTTTTGTGCGGATACGGACCCAAACAGAACTGGTACGTTTCGTTGTTGGAGTGTGCCTCATGTATCAGATTCCAAAGATGGTGAGCCATTTTGGGACTGGTTCGAAGAATTATCTGAATAACCCCCAAATCCGTAAGCCGGTGATCGGAACCGGCTGGGGACAAATTTGAAAAGAATGCAACTGCAATTACCTCTACCGGATTTTAAATATACCTATGCGGAATTCTTTGCCGGATGCGGAGGGTTATCATTAGGATTTGAACAAGCAGGATTGAAATGTATTTCCGCTCTTGAGCGAGATGCTGCAGCTGCTTATACTTTTTACTTTAATCTTTGCTTAGAAGGATGGACTCATGTTTGGGTTGATCCTGAGGATGAGAAAACAATAAGAAACATCAATAAATGGGACCGTAGAACATCTAATTTTTTATTTCCTAATGGAGTATTTGATAATTGGTTAACCAGCGATAAACCTTCTCCATGCCTTAATTTGTTCGTTATGGATATCATGAAATTAGAGCCTGAATACTGGATGGAACTTTGTAATGTGAGACCGGGTGACGTAAGGATTTTTGCAGGTGGGCCTCCATGCCAGGGATTCAGTACTTCAAATTCAAACAGGCACATTGGGGATGAACGAAACCAGTTGCCGCTGAGGTTTATCTACTATTGCAAGGTTTGCAAACCCGATATTGTGTTCATGGAGAATGTCCCCGGAATAATAAGCCTGGGGAAAAAGAAAGGAGAAAAAGAGGGTCCGTTTATACATTGGATCAGGCAACATTTTGAAGAGGCAGAGTATGACATGCAGTATGAGGTTATGAATGCTGCAGATTTCGGCGTTCCTCAAACCCGAAAAAGAGTCATATTCATTGCAACCAGGAAAGAACTTTCATTCGAGTATCACTTTCCTACGCCTACTCATGGTCCAGGGAAGGAGGATTATGTCTCTGTTCGGGAGTCTATATGTAGTTTACCCCCGATACAAGCAGGAGAGGAGTACGAAGGGAAGGCCTATTATATCAAGCCAATAGAGGGCCATATATTATGTAGTGGCTGTCATAATTATGTGAAAGAAACACGGAAGAATTGTCAGATCTGTGGTCGATCAATAAAAAGTGCAATTAAAGGCGGAATATTCAAGGCTCCTCAACTAGGAATAACAATGCTTGATATAGATAAGGATAACATCAATATCGAAGAAGCCCTTGCAGAACTTATGGAAACAGGAGTAAACATTCTATGATTTAATTAAATGCAAATCAACACGACCTTTCAAACCCCTCCGGAGGTGGTTGAATACATGTGTAGCATGATCCCGGTTGGGTGTAATTCTGTTCTGGAGCCGACTCCGGGCAAGGGTAATATAGTTTCAGCCTTAAAAGAAATTGGACTTGCTGTAACCGCTCCAGATAATTTTTTCGACCTTCAGTCGAATCAGTTTGACTGCATCATTATGAATCCCCCCTTTTCTTCAAAATACACTTATGGAGTTCCTGAAACGGTCAAGGAATCTGGAATGAAGATAGGATATCATATTCTTTTTAAGTGCATGGAAATGACAGATCATGTTATTGCCATTATGCCCTGGTTCCTAATCCTGGACTCTTCAGTCCGATTAAAGCAGTTAAAGGAATATGGATTAAGATCAATTACTGCGCTCCCAAGAAGTACTTTTGAATATGCACGAATTCAATGTTGCATTTTTGAACTTGATCGTAATTGGAAAGGGAAGACAGAATTTAAAGTGTTCAATTTTACAAAGAGAAGAAAAATTGATCCTAAGCAACTTGAATTGGATTATATCACAGATGAAATCATATCAGACCAAATATCTTCCTTTAAATAACCCAATCTAAAACGTACCTTTAAATCATGAGTTCGCAAATTCTGAAAATCAAATCACCGATCTACCTGATCAAGTTTTATGAGACCATCTGTGGAGAACAGCCGTTTAAATTTGAGAACGGTCTTAAGAAGCGATTCCATAAATTCCTGCACCACTATCTTGATATCCCGCCTCTGCAATTTATCCCATACGAGGATTCGGCCGATGTGATGAAAATCCAACTCCCCTGTTTTAAGGACAAAGACATTCGACTGTATTCTTATTTATCCCCGCTCAATGAACGACTATTGGTTCGGGGGATGGATGATTACTTTAAACAACTCTTCTATGATGAAGCCACGAAACTTTACAATAATGATTTCCGCAGAAAGGACCTGATCATTTATTATTTCATGGAAAAATATAATATTCCGGTCGATTTTGAAGATATGTTGTTCCGGGATTTACGTAGATATCGGAATATCAGATATCAAAGCAGGTTAAAGAAATTGATTCTAAATAAATCAACTTTTGAGCCTGAAAAAATAGCACCATCAGAAGTTTAAGACAGTTCAGACGAATAAGACATATAAGATGATCAACAAAAACGAAAACCTTGCTCAGCCCATAACCGGGATTCATTATTTATATCCTGATACCCCTCTTTCAATAGTTGACGGGGATGATAAGTTTCACAAGAAAATTTATCTTCCGGATGATGTTTCATTCAATGAAATATATTTTACTCCCGGAACCGGCAAATTCACGGAATCAGACAAGGATGACAATGCTGGAATTTTTATCGAACAGGAATTGAAGTGCGTCATACCGGGCGAGGACGACGGTACCCCTGAATCTATTGACGCAATTCGCGACAGACCCCTACTGATCAAAATTTCATTTCAAAATAGTACAAGTAAACTGGTGGGATTAAAGGAAAATCCTGTCCGTTTGCTTCGAAAACAGCAAATAACGGAGAAGATCAACGCCTCAGAATTGACATTCACTTGCAACTCCCTGGCATCCGCTTGGTGGATTTCATATGAGGGACCAGTTGAATTATAAAATAGTATACAACCGATCATGAGCCGCTTTGATGCGGCTTTTTTTGTGCCATTTTCTTAAGCCGGTATTCTCTTTTCAGTCCTTTATCCATGGAATATACTCATATAATATTGTGCTTCAATTCTACGAGGCATGATCGAAAGAGTTCTTGAAATGCTGTCTGCACGCTGGCTCATACACCGTGATACGGCGCTTTCTTATTTACCCTTATTCGTCTCTTTCCTCAATGGCGGTGAGAAATTTGCGGCCTTTTTGAACGAGGCTCCCGAGGAGTACAAATTGCGGGAACGCAAAAAATCAAAGGTGCTTGGGTTCCGTGCCGGATCCGGTGGCGAAACGGTTCAGTACGAATTCGACGATCAAAGCATTCCAGACAACTCTATCGCCGTGATCCCGATTTCCGGGACGATTCTTTCCTGGAAATCGATGTTGATTGAAGAAAACATCCGGATGGCTCTTGCCAACGACAAGATCATTGCCATCCTGTTTCCAACCAACAGTCCGGGCGGGATGGTATTCTACACCGATATTCTCGCCGATACTATTAAGAATTGTACCAAGCCCACTGTGGCCGCCATTATGAACATGTCTGCCTCTGCCGCAATGTGGCTGACCTCTGCCATGAATTACCGGATCTCCACCTCACCCATGGATTGGGCAGGATCCATCGGGGTGTTTACTTCCTATACCGACATGCAGGTGCTTTTGAAGGAAAAGCTGGGGATTAACATCATTGATATCTACGCCACGAAATCCACCCGGAAGAATGAAATGACCCGACTCCTTTTGGAAGGGAATAAAAAACCGATCGTGGATGATCTTGATTTCGTCAATGAAATTTTCCACACTGCAATACAAAGGAACCTTAGCCTTAAGAAAGACAGCGAGGTATTCGACGGTGCGATTTACAACGCCGTAGAGGCACAAAAGCTTGGTTTAATCAATGAAATCAATTCACTCGATTATGCGATCGAGTATGCATATCAGGCAGGATTGACCAATAAAATCAATCAATACAAACAATTTATTTAAAAACCCAAACAATGTTTAACAAATTGAAAGCTGCCGTTCTTGCGCTCTTCAGCCTCACAGCATTTGCAAGTGATGCGAACGGAAAGCCTATTCTGACTGAGGAGCAAAGAAAGAAGCTGGCCGAAACATTCGGCGAGGCTTTCACCGCGAAGTTTATCGAAAACCTGACCAAAGAGCACAACGGCCAGGCAATCGATACGGCAACATCGGAAGCGATGGTCGCCGATCTTCAGGATCAGATCAAAAAATCAGCCACCAATCAGGAAAGCTTGCAGAAACAGGTTACTGATTACAAAGCCCAGGTTGAGGCCAATGATGCTGATAAAAAGAAGATCGCTGATGATCTCAAGGCTGCCAATGCAACGATTACTTCCCAGAAGGAAGCCATCGAGGCGCTTTCAAAGAAACCCGAACCCGAAGGAAACCAGGGCGCAGGGACAGGTGCAAACAACCAGCCAAGAGCATGGATCCCTTCAGGGACCGACACTCATTTGTTTGGTGATAATCAATCATTCAATGCGATTGATTCGAAACATCCGTACAACATGCGTGCCTATGCAGCCATGGCTGCAAGGAATGGCGTCATTGTAAACGGTGCGCGTGAAGCCTCTTCACTGGATTATTCCTCGTTGGCCGCGGACCTGGGAGATTTTTACCGGGTGCGCAAACAGGAAAGGATTCAGAGCTTCCTGCAGGAGCTTCCTTCATTGACTAAGATCTTCAACCTGGAGAGCAATTATCAGGATCAGGCAGTCCTTGTGAACATGTTCCTCACGGATGATTTTTCACAGGCCGACAGCACGGCCCTGGGCAGCGTATTTGCTAATATGGTCAAGGGCGGATTCAAATTCGAACCCGAGATTCTGACCATGTACAGTGTGATGTTTGCACACACCTTCTCATCCCTGACTGCTCTTGAAAAGAGCTGGATTGGGTATCTGAACCGCGAAGGTTCATCCACCATGAAATGGTCATTCATTGAATACATTCTTGTCGAAGTCGGTAAGAAACTCAAGAATGAACAGGAAATCCGTCGTATCCGTGGCGTTCGCAAGGATCCTACGGTTAACGTTGCCGGAACATCACTCGGTGCAAGCAATGGTCTGCTTAAGTTCATCAAGAACCAGATCGCTCTGTTCAAGGTGAAACCCTTCTCACTTGGTGAATGGAACAGCGGCAATATTGCCAACTATGTTTACGCTGCCACTCAGATGGTTCCTGAGGTCCTTCGCGACAGCGGACGCATTGTTCTTTACATGTCTACGGATGCCCTGAGCACATATCATAAAAACCTTGAGACCCTTTACGGCCTCAATCGTGATTATGCAGCTAACATCCAGTACGTAAAGGAATATCCTTCGGTGAAGATCGTTGCTATCCCCGGAATGGCACCGTCCAAGCGGATGATTTGGACCGTCGAAGGCAACCTTTGCCTGTTTGAAGACAAACCCGGCGAAATGCTGAACTTCCAGCTTGAACAGCGCAACTGGACCCTGGAGGTTTGGAGCAACTGGAAAGAATCCTTCTGGGCTTACCTTACCGGTAGGAAGTATGCATCCGCGGCTGAAATGCCAGGCGATTACAGCACCCAGCTTATCTTCTGCAACGATGTCGACGAGCCGGCCGATTACTACCTTGCCATGGAAACCAATGATACAACCCCTTCGGTGTTGAATCATTCCAGCCTTGTCAGCGTGGGTAACAGCCAGGCAACGGCCATCACAGACATTGATGACTGTGCCGTCGGGCAGGAGGTTAGGATCCGCTGCGGAAACGGAACCAATCCGATTACCATCGCGGCTGCAGGGAAATTCTCCCTGATCACAGCAGCCTGGAATCCCGTTGTTGGAGACACCATCTTCTTAAAGAAACGTTCCGACGGTAAATTCATTGAACTGAACCGCACCAATGCAACCAGCGATTCAATTGCTTTTGATGCAGATGATACAACCCCAAGCGTGACCGGTGGGACTTCCTTCATCACCAATGCCAACACCCAGGCAACTGCGATCACCACCCTGGATAATGCCGTTGCAGGCGTAGTTTATACGCTGCATGGCGCAGGCGGTGCTAACGCTTCAACCATCGCCAATGCAGGGAATTTTGTCCTGACAGGTGCGATGACCCTTTCTGCTGGAACTTATATCAAGCTCCAGAAGAGTGCGATCAATGCGAAATTTTACGAAATCGAACGCGGATAAGAGATCCGGGAAGGGGATTTACAGTCCCCTTCCCTTTCTCTTTTGAAGCTTAACCTTAACAATTCAAAGCCATGACATACGTAAAGACAAGTGTTCCCAAACCTGGCGACAATAAAGGGGTTGGGGCAGACAAGCGGGACCTGATCACCATTATCGATTGGGCTGATGTTGCCGATGACAGAATCGTCCGCGATTCCAAGGGGATCATTATTCCCGGCACCATCAATATGAAACCCGGCTGCTATATGATTCAGTTATACGGGACCGTTACCACGATGAAGTCTGAGATTTCGTCCGAGGGGGATCCCGATGGAAAAGGAATGATCCAGACCGTTTCGCTGAAACATCCGGGAAGCTCGGTGGCCGTGCGCGAATTCAGGTACAACTACCTGAATAAAAACGTTGGGATCATCATCCAGCGCGGATCCAGCACGGAAAAAACCCTGTACGGTGACAAATATGCACCGCTGCAGATGGAACTCAAGCATACGGATGATGAAAAGGCCAATGCAGGGGAATTTACCTTTAAGTCCCTGGTCAAAGGTCCTGACGCTGCAGATTATCAGGGAACCATTACCCTGGAATCCCCCATTGCAACCGTAGCCGCTGATGCCGCAACGGTTAGCCTGGCAGCCGGCGAAGGGGAATATCAACTTACAACCGGATCAGCAGCTCAGGTCACACTTACCGGATGTACCTCGCCGGTTGACGGGTTGGTGTTCACCCTGCTCGGATCCGGGGGATCTTATCCGTCAAAGATTCTTACAGGATCCGACTTCTTACTCTCCTGCGGAACGACCTGGAATGCACTTTCAGGAGCTAAGATTACCTTCAAGGTATTCAAAGACGGCGGAGCAAGCTACAAATACATTGAGCAGTCACGGGCATAAAGCGGTTCATTTTTTGTGGTTGGAAAAGGGGGAGGGATCCCCCTTTTCTTTTGTCCTTTTCCGATTCCATTGACAGTGATATGTTTGTCTCGATATCACTTACTTAAAATTCATGGCCATGAAAGAAGAAATTTTGCGTTATTTCCGTTATGATCGTTCATATGATGGCGGCGTTAGCCTCTATATGAAGTACGGGAATAAGATTGGACTCAAAAAGCAGTTCAACGTCCAGCCCGAGAGTGAACATCTTCAAAACGTATTGTTCGAAGAGTTAAGGGCTCTTGCAGAAATTGATCCCAGTGTATTCCGGGTCCTGGTATCTGTTCCGGTAGCAAAAATGGAGGAGAAAACTTCGCACCCTCAGGTAAAGCCGGCCGCCAAGGCACCGGCAAAACCAAAGAAGAAAAATCAGGCAAAAGCCTCAGAAGCAAAGACTGTAAAAAAGGCGAAACAACCCTCGTCACAGAAAAAGAAAGCACCCGGGGAGACAACAGGAAACGACTAAACCTCCGGAGTGTTCCATCGGTTAAGATCCGGGAAGAATATCCGTTTCTTAACTCTCCTGATTGCCCGTCCGAGTTAAAGATCCTGATAGCGGATAAAATTTCAGCTTATCATGCGTATGTGGATGCGCATGATAAGCTGTTTCAGGCAAAATCTCAGGACTCCATATTTGAAGCCTCAAGGGACACGGTTGAAAAATATCTTGAAAACCGGCTGATTATTGAAGAACTTGAGTATTTCAAGAAACATAATCGGCTGTTGGGCAAGCATCCGATCTTCTCTTGGTTACGCCGGTCAGAAGAAATCAGAGGGATGAAAATAGGAGACCTGGTCAATCTTAAACTTCGCCTTGAAAATAACCTGGTGAAAACCAGGAAAAAAGTAAGAACTGAGAAAAATCATCCTCAAACAGCCGTCAGAGTGCAACGAATCAAGGAAATGGAGAAAGAACTATCCGAAGTCAACCGATTACTTAACTTATAAGTGAACTCAAAATTTTTTAACATCAATGACCTGGAAGACGACCAGGTTGAACAGGAAACAGAAGATCGCTCCGGGATTCTGGCTCAGGAATTTTTAAATACACACGAACATCGGATTGAAAGTATCAAACAACTGGCGGGATCTCTTCCCGCGCCCGGTGAGATTTATTTTTTATGGACAGTAAACAGCTTCAACGCCTTTACATTCATTCCATACGTTATCCGGGAACTTGGATCCATAGATGAATTGATCATTTCCACTTATTCGATCAACATCCGGATTATCGATGCCCTGATCAAGCTGATCGATCGTGGGAAAATTCATCAAGTGGGCATTTTTATCAGCGATTCGATTAAATCACGACTGCCCAAGGTATTTGATCACCTCAGCGCTCAAATTGAGAAACGGCAGGGTGTTCTGAGTGTTACTTATGCCTGGAATCATTCGAAGATTGCCCTGATTCGCCATGGACAGTCCTATTTCGACGTAGAAGGTTCTGGAAATTGGGGAGAAAACGCCCAGCATGAGCAATATATTTTTTTAAACAGCCGGAAAGTCTTTGAATTCCGCAAAAATGAAATTCAGCATGGAACTAACGCCTGAACAACAAAAAACTATCGAGCAGCTAGGAGGGTTGCATTATTCTGCGGAAAAAGTTGCCATGTATCTCGAGCTGGACCGCGCGGAATTTCTTGCCGAATTCAATACGCCCGAAACCGATCCGAAGTATAAGACAGGAAATGCCCGTTATCATTATGACAGAGGATTACTCCTGGCTCAGGCTGAAGTTGACAAAGCGAATCTGAAACGTGCCCGCGATGGCAATCTTACCAGTGTAGCGCAATTCAAAAAGGATGTAACCATTCAAAATTTCGAGAATGCAAAGCGCAGGATTCTGTATCAGGATGAGAAAACGCAACTGGATCAACTTAAAGGCCTGATCGAACGCGGAGAGGTCAGGGAACTGCCGGCACATATGGTAGAATATTTCGAGCAGATCGATTATATCCGAGGATTATACCTTCGCTGGCAATCAAAACCCTTTATCATAAACGCAGTGGCCTTAAAATGGCCTAAAATGACCAAATTTAAGGTTGGCAAGCTCTATAATGAAACGTTGAACTTCTTTTACTTGGATAATGAGGTTAAAGTAGAATCCTGGAGAAATATCTATGCTGAACGATTGGATAATCTAGCAGCGTTGGCAGCTGAGATGAACGATATCGATCAGGCACGTCGCTGTCTGGTGGATGCCGCTGAAATCCGTGGTGTGAATAAGGATCAACCTCCCCAGCTTCCGGCCGATCTGCTCGATCGAAGGCCTATTTTCTATACCATCGACATCCAGAAGCTGGGGATCCCGAAGATTCCCCGTACCGTGCTGGCCGATTTTATCGATAAACTGGAATTGACCGAACTGGAAAAATCTAAGGCACGCCGTGAAGCCATGGTGGAAGAATCTCCTTTTGAACTTGTGATTGAAGATGAAGAGAATAAAGATTGACCCGCAGGAGACCGAAATCCGGTATTCAAACTGGATATCTGCGCTAATCCATTTAATGAAACCGACAAACCTCTATCTCTACGGGGGACGTGGAACGGCAAAAAGTACGGATATCCTGGCAAACCGGATTATTGATGTGGTGTATGACATGCCCGGCGCACCCCTGGCCATTGTCGCCGACACATATGTCAACTTGTTGACCAATATTCTTCATCATGTATTCCTTGGCATGGATCGATTGAAATTCCTGGAAAACTATCATTATGTTGTTGGCACCAGACCGCCCGTCCATTGGGAAAAACCGGATGGACACATCTATGATTATCATTACATGATGATGACGTTTAACGGGTGCAAGATATTCCTGAAAAGTTTGGACCGGCCTTCAATTAATGCCGGTTATTCAGTCGTGCACCAGTTTGGTGATGAAGCAAAGTACCTGCAGCCGGAGAAACTGGCCAAATTCTTCCCAACCTTGCGTGGGGATATTACCCGATTTGGGAAAAGCCATTTTTTCATGGGACAAACCTTTTGCAGCGACATGCCCGATCCGAACGTGGGAGAAAGCAACTGGATGGATCGTATGGCCGAAAGGATGGACGCAAAGACGATTCTTAAAATTCTGCAAACCGCCCGGGTAGTCAATGAAATCAACATCGATATTTATCAAGCGGAAAAAGAGAACGATGAACGCTTGGTTACCCTGTTGAAGAAGCAACTTGACCGTTGGAATGCAAGGCTTCGTAAAGTTAGGCAAGGAAGCACATTCTTCTATATCGTAAGTTCTTTCGCCAATGCAGACATCATGACCATGCAGTATTTTGAAAATCTGCTGGCATCCGGAGATTTTGAGGATTTTAAACTGCATGTGCTATCCATCAAGAAAACGATTGCTAAAGGCTCAAGGTTTTATGGAGCACTGCAGGATAGACATTTTTATGAAGACGGGTATGATTATTCGTATTACGATGCACAGGGAATCAAGTCAAACATTTCACAAACTTGTGCAGGCCTGCGTTACGTGCATACGGACAAACCTATTGAGGCAGGATTTGACGCAGGGAACATGATGTCACTTGTGCTGGGACAGGAGCAGGGACAAACATATCGAGTACTTAAGAACATCTATACCCTGGCTCCTGATTGGATACGTGAACTGGCAAATCAATTCCTGACCTTCTTTGCTCCACATAAGAAAAAGTATCTGTTGTTATACCATGACAGGGCGGCCAGCCAATATGCAAAAGTCAAGAAAGACTTTGCAGGACAACTTAAACATGACATTGAATATGATGCCGCCGGTGGGCGTACCGGTTGGATTGTGCAACTTATGAGTACAGGACAAGGGAATATCCCGCATCCCGATAAGTTCAATCTGATGAATGTGATGATGTCTGATAAGGATGAAAGACTTCCCAGACTATGGATCGATAAATGGGAATGCAAGGAACTTAAGAGTGAACTTGAAATCGCCCCTGTTAAACGAGGATCAAAAGGTGAGATATTAAAAGAAAAGAAGAGTGACAAACTTCAACCGATTACCCGTTTGCCAATGGAAAGTACCAACTTGACAGACGCTTTTGATTACTTGCTTTGCCGTAAGAAATGGCTATTGATAGCTAAGCAAAAGAAATCCCTTAGCTTCTCCTCCCTTGAAATAAAATAAGTATTGCTTTTCCTTGATTGGTGGGATATCCCAAGAGATATGCCTGATTGCATTGTGGGATTTTGCATGCATCGTATTGTCATATATCCGCCTGCCATCGTGTCAGTCACGTGCCCCTCTAAGGGAGAGCGGGTCGCCCAGATTTAACAATCAAATTCCTGAATTTTCAGGAATTCAAGGGTTAAAAGGGTGTCTTTATGACAGATATAGACTTTTGAACCCAAAAAAAAGTACCTGTTTTTAGGTTTTAAGAGTTCGATTTAGAGATTTGGCTTCCTTTTTCTTTGTTTATCACCGACAAAGTAAAAGGAAGCGAAAAAGAAAGCGTCCCCCAGCGCACTATGTGACTCAAAATTACTTGCGAAGTTAAGCTCGACGAAATATCTCGGAGCTAAGTGCAACCTTCTATTGAAACCGTTGCCCTTCGGGTTTATTCAGATTCCCTGGAATCATGACCCAAACACTTGCTCCGGAATTCCGCTCTCCGCTTGGTAGTTAAAGCAAAAATTTTGTTTCACTAAAACTTGCTTTGCTATGAAAACCATGAACTTGTTTAACTCGATTGCCTCGGAGATCGGCATCACGTATCACAATGCAGTACCTGCCTCTCAAATGCAGAAAATCACTCAGTCACAGCATGCCTATGATGTGCTACGCTCTATCTGGAATGATCAGATCGAACTTTATGAATCCTTTTACGTACTGTTTATGAGCAGAGCAAACCGGGTCCTAGGGTACCGGTGCATTTCTCAGGGAGGTGTCAGCGGCACAGTCGTTGATCCCAAATCAATCTTTCAGGCTGCTTTACTTTGCAATGCCTCATCCTTGATCCTGTCTCACAATCACCCATCCGGGAATATGCAGCCCTCTGAGGCTGACTCTAAGATCACAACGAAAATCAAAGAAGCCGGAAGGTTTCTCGATATCGATGTTCTTGATCACCTGATTATCTCTACAGATGAATATTATTCCTTCGCTGATCAGGGGCAGATGTAAATACCGGGTCCCGGAGAAATCCGGGACCTTTTTTTATGTTCACTGATAACTTTCCGCAATATTGTCCTTTAGAAAAATAGGCTCCGGGAATAAGTTTGTCCCATGAGCGATCAATTGGATACCATTGATTTGTATGAGGCCATCTCCCGGATGCGAAAACTATCCTCTGAAGGAAAGAGTTTTTCCCTTACCCATGCTACTTATAACCGCGAAGAACAATCCAGTCATGGACTGAGGCATTGTCATAATGCGATCCTGCGTCCGGCAGCTAAAGGAGACGATGTCATCAATGCTGATTTGAAACTATTCTATATAGACCAGGATAACCGGGTCAATCGGAATTGCTGGCAGCCACTGATCATGTATTTCAACGGATTGAAATGTATTCTAAACTAATTTGAAGCATGTCAGAAGAAAAAGATCCCCAGGTACAGATCATCCGTCATGGTAATTACACCTTCACCAAGAGCTCGGTAGGTTGTTATGTCTTTGAAATAACCGCCGATTACAAGCTTGCTTCCCCTTCCGTTCTCCCGTTTTATACCCGTAGCCGCACCCTGGTACCGGTCAAAATCGGAGGTTTTGACATTATTCCTTATGGGGAACAGAATAATTATCCGGATCAGTTGCGCGAAATTCTGGATGATAATAACCTGACCCCTGAAGTCCTGAACAAACAGGCACAACTTCTTTGGGGTCAGGGTCCGGCACTGTATCGAACTTTGTTTGAGGAAGGAAAACGCAAACGGTATTGGGTGAGTGACCCGGCTATCGAGACATGGCTCAAATCCTGGGATTGGGAAGATTATCTGCTTAAGGCAGCGATTGAATTCCGCATCATTAATGGACATTTTACCAAGTTTATCCGTAACCGGGGCCCAAGGATTGGTAGAAAAGGCATGATCTCACGACTTGAACATGTCTCAACGGTATTCGCCAGGTGCGAATGGCCGGACGAGAACTGGATCGTGAACAATATCATTATGGGTGATTTTACCCAGCCCTGGAAATATGGGCTGAAATCTTATCCTGTATTCGATCCGGATTTCCCTTTTGCCGCTCCGATTTCGATGCGGTACAGCAACCTGTATTCCTTTGCCCTGGATCATGAGTATTCTCGTGCGCCATGGCATGGCACAATCAACTGGATCAAACTTTCCTCATCGATTGCAAAACTTCTTACCGCGTTCAATGCGAATTCAGCGGCCATCAAATATCATGTGAAGGTTCCTGCCCTGTACTGGGCACAGAAAGAGGAATTGTTGCAGAAACAATGCATTGAGAAAAATGTTCCCTATCATGACAAAATGCTGGAGGATCTTAAGGATAAAACTTTCGTAAAGATCACAGAAGCGCTATCCGGGGCCGAGAAGGTCGGAAAAATGGTCACCACGGATGTCCTTTTTGACAGCGATAGCAATCAATATATCGGCTGGACTATTGATGTTCTCGATCAGAAAGTCAAAGATTTCATTGATGCGCAGATCAATATTGCCGCTAGGGCTGCTTTCGAAACTACTTCAGGCATCGGATTGCATCCTGCCTTAAGTAACCTCAGCAAAGATGGGAATCTGCCATCCGGATCCGAACAGCTCTATGCCTTTAAACTTTATCTATCAACGGGTGTAGACATTCCGGAGAGCATAGTAACCAAAGATATCAACCTGGCCATCCAGGCTAATTTCCCGGACACGGATCTGAAGGTCGGATTTTACCACGATAACGTGATGACGGAAGAAGCAACAAACCCTGCCGATCGAATGAAAAACCAGTCATCCTCCTATAAAGAAAGTCAAAAACAACCCGCGCAGCCATGATTTTCAATAAAGTCGATAAAGGTGCTGAAGAATTAAAGGCGTTGCTTGGATTTATTTACAAGAGCAATTCGTTCGCGAACATGATCACCTACATTGGTTTCGCCGAGCGCGATATCCGCAAGGTAATCGGAGATGCTGTATTTAACAAGGCGCAGGAGCATTATAATTCAAATAACTATAAAGCTGAAGCTGACGAAGATCATCCGGAATACTTCACCCTGGACGACCTGGTGAATTCCATTCAACTCCCTGTCGCTCTTCATGCCTATCGCAGGTATGCACCGAACAATGATCTTACACACAGCGATAGCGGAAGGTCGATCACTGTGACAGAGACCGAAAAACCAGCCTTCGAATGGATGATTGATAAGAGCGATAAGAGCCTGCTGGATCTTGCTCACGAAGCCACTGATCTATTGCTCGAATTCCTGGATAAACATCTGGACGATGAAATCACCTCCGGGGATCCCGAAGTTACCGCTTACCTGATCCCGTGGGGAACTTCCGCGGAATTTGCCTTAACCCGAGAATTGTTCATAACGAAAGATCAGTTTAACGAGGAATTTTTCATCGACGGTTCTCGAAGGGTATTCCTTGCCATGGTACCCTACTTAAGAAAGGTTCAGAATAACGAAATCCTCTCCTGCATAGGGAAAGAAACGTATGATGCCATCAAAGAAGAGATCCTTGACGGGGATCTGACAGAGGATAATAAGACCTATCTTGGGATGATCCGGCCGGCCATGACATTCCTTGCCCTGAGCAGGGCTGTCATTAGCCTATCGGTCGAAGTGCTGCCCAATGGTATTTTTTCGAATTTCATTACCGGGGTGATCAACAGCAAAACAGCTGCAGACCATTCTCACCGGGTTGAGATTTCGCACGCCCTGGAATCTATGGGCTTAAAAGAAATTGCCAAGCTTCAGGAAAAAATTTACCGCGAAACAACTGAGTCTTCGGGAGAAATCTACGTTCAGACCGATCCTACCGAAAGAATCGATCCGCAAAAACCCTTTGTACGCCTGTAATGCACACGATCGAGATACCGGACAAGAAGATTTCCATCGATTTCCCCAGCGAAATTGATGAGATGAACCAGGATCAATTCCTTTGTTATATAGACCTTGTGCTTCAATATATCAGCGGGAAGGTGAATGAAAACCAGTTCAAGACCCGATTATTGCAGAAACTTCTGGATATCCGTATGAGCTATCGTTATGCGCTCATGAATAACCTGGATAAACAATTCTGTGATGCGGAGCTTGTCAGGTTATCCGACCTGATGGATTGTTTCATCGAGGAATATCAGAAGAAAGGCAAGCCGGTTAAAGCCTTTAAACTAAAATCCGTCCGGAATTTCGTACCCAAACTGTTGAAGTATTACGGTCCCAGGGACTGTTTCGAAAATGTTACTTATTGCGAGTACCGCATTGCCCGGGAGTATTTTCGCCAGTATGCTGAAAACAGTTCCGAAGATGACCTGAATCACCTGGTGGCCGTGCTCTACCGTCCTGCAAAACCGTTCTGGTTTATTCGTAAGCACCTGGCGGGATGTGACGGTGAAATCAGAATCCCGTTTCAATCGAAAAGCAATCCTGCCTTTCTCTCAAAACGAGTCCGTAGAATTGCGAAGGTCCCGTTCCATATTCGTTACTCCGTATTCCTTTATTTCTCTTCCTGTGAAGATTTTCTTAAGACCGGAAAGCCTGTTGTGGACGGGATCGAGCTCGATTTCTCTGCGCTGTATAAAGAAACAGGAGAGGATGGTACCGATAAAGGGAATGTAGGGCTGATTGGATTGCTTTACAGTATTGCTGAGACCGGTGTATTCGGTACAATTGATCAGACCGACAATACGAATATCTGGGATATCATGGTCCGTGTGTACCAGGTTGTCATGCAAGGCCGTGCAATGGAAGAAAAATTGAAAAAAAATGGTACCGGTTCGTAAATACAAGGCATTTTGGGATTATATCGGCTCTCAGATCGTAGAGATCACGAAGGTGTTTTGCGTGGATGATGAATCGGAACTGGCAAAAAAGATTGAAGATATTGCCGATAAGGAAATCTTTCTGGTGGCTGTTTATCCCGGATCGGACTTTAATCCGGTCGATGAAGACAATATCGGTGATGCAGACACCTGTGTCATCTATGTTTTGATGAAAATCAGTGTCAAAAACTCCTCGGAAGAAGAAATCATGACCGAAAGGGCAACAACACAGCAGTTGATGGCAGAAGTCCGGCAGTTGATGCTTAATTTGGAAGCAGAGTGGGATAATCCTACAGATCACACCCGGTTGATGAAACAACTCATCAGGGGAAAGCAACACATTGACCGCGAGCGGAATTATTTTGGATGCAACGGGTACAGTTTAAGTTTTGGACTCAGAACAAATGGGTTATTATGATACGCTTTATTTTTTTTGGTTTTCTTTTCATTCTGGCATTGTCACTATACAATGTAGCCATCATTAAATGGGGTACCGGAGAAGGATCCCGCTCATGGCAAAGCACACTTTGGCATGTCTACGGCGGGATAGTCAGAGCCTTGCCGGCCATCTTTATCCTATGGTATCTCTGGGGAAACTGGATTGACATGCTTACTTTTTGCCTGGTTTATATCCATATGGGCTGGACCGGGTACGACGGGGTAGTTAATCTCGGAAGAGGATTGAATTTCTTTTACCAGGGAAGCAGTACATCCGGGACAGGGAGCTGGATCGACCGCACCTTCCCACCGGTCTTGCTGAAAATCGTAAAACTTGTCCTGTTTGTCGGAACCCTCATATTTATCCTGATCACATCCCTAATACCCTTGTTTTAACATGAAAGCACCTTTATTACAACCCGATCATGTGGATATCCTGCTGGCCGTAGTAGGAGGATTAATCGTACTGATCGTACTGATGGCCGGAATCATCGGTTATTTTTTGAAAAATGCGTATGATAAAAACACCATCGCCGTAGAAGATTTAACGACTGCGATCCAGGACTTCAGCGAAGAACTGATCACTGTGCGAGAGCATAATACAGCACAGTTTGATTTGATTTCTTCCAATCATGCCCGGCATGAATCTCATATTAAACGATTGTTTGAAACCTGTGACAACCATGGAACGAGGCTGGGTATCTTAGAACACGAACACGAAAAAAACCATGCAGGATAAAAAAATCACATTGAAGATTTTGCTTTTAACCCTGTTTTCAAGCAATACGGCGGTAGCCTGCCGGCTCGTTTTCGGAGCAATCGGGTTTATTTGGTCCATGGTGCTGATCACCTGCGGATATACAGGATCCGTGGTCGAATGGGCGTTGGGTATCTCAGCCGGGTTGATGGGCCTTGAAACCTTCGATTTGCTGAAGAAATCCAATATTCCATATCAGGATTACTACGGGTATGGTCCATATTCATCATATAAACCCCCTGATCAGGCGGAACCTCCCGCCCATGGACAGGAATTAAAATAATGAGACAATGGCTGATGTAAATCTTTTAGCTCCGAAAATCCTTTACCATGAAGGCGGATTTGTCGATGATCCAGCGGATCATGGAGGGGCTACGAATATGGGAGTAACCCTGTCTACCTGGCGACAGGTTGGCTATGATAAAGATGGTGACGGGGATATTGATGTAGATGACATCCGACTCCTTACCCGAGTCGATGCCATTATGGTGCTCAAACGGTTCTATTGGGATCGCTGGAAGGCTGATCAGATCAATAACCAGTCGGTGGCCAATGTCCTGGTGGATTGGCTTTGGTGCAGCGGGAAATGGGGAATTGTCATTCCGCAGAGAATACTTGGCCTGGATGATGATGGAATTGTAGGTCCTGTAACTATTCAAAAAGTCAATGCCGCTGATCAGCGAGTGCTCCACGGCCTGATTATTCAGGAGCGAAAGAAATTTATTGATGCCATCATTGCAAGGGATCCCACGCAAATGAGGTTTCGAAGGGGGTGGATTAACCGGTTGAATGATTATCAATTTTCAGAAGTATGAAAAAAGTGTTTTCTGATTTCGCAGAGTCAATTCTTGAATGGATGATAGCAGTTTTACTGGTTAGTCTATTTTTCTCTCTTATTTCCTGCAGCACCAGCCGTCAGATGCAGAAGGAAAAACTGCAAGTAAAATCCGACTGTACTTCGGTTGAGAAACAAGTGATCCAAAATGACATAGTGACGGATATCAAAAGTCAGCTTGCTTTGACAACGGAAACAACCGAGACAATTGATACGATTGTTGCGGTTGCAGATCCCAAAACCCGGATGTTCCTTCAGGTACCTGTGAAATTGAAACGAGTGATCAGAAAACAGGAGTTCCGATCCACCCAACAGGTGACCAGGGATAAGAGCCAGTCCACAGTCATTAAAGATGTGCGGCAAAAAAAAGCGATCCTGAATGAGTCCAAGCAGGTCAAGGCAAAGCGACCAAACGTCACATTATATATCGTCATAGCCGTTTTCGTACTGATTATCCTATTATTTGTATTCTTATGGAAACGGAATCTTTTTGCAAGGCTCTTTGACCTGTTCAGGCGATAAAGTCCCTGCTATAGGGCACAGGGCACTGATTGTGCCACTGTCTTAAAAGGACATAGATTACCGCGTCCCCGTGATGAACTGACATTACGGGGATTTTTTTAACTTGCAGGGAAATAGTCATATGAAACGTTTCATTTTATTTTCCACAATTTTAATCATCGTAGTGGTTTTACTGGCAATGTTGTGTTCGGGACCCGCAAAAAATGGAAATTCTTTAAAGTCCAAAGAAGATGTAGAGTTGGAAATGTTTGCAGCCTACAGTGCAGCGGAATCCTATGTTAAGCAATTTCTTAAATCTCCTAGTACTACAACTTTCCCAAATGCATCGAAAAAAATTCAACATGTAACCGATCTGGGAGGGAAAAAGTTTAGGATAAATTCCTGGGTAGATAGTCAAAATAGTTTTGGAGCAATAATCAGAACTAAATTTAGCATTACTGTCACTCTTCTTGGTGATAAAGCAAAGTGTTCTGATTTTGTAATACTAAAATAATCCCCAAAGGCTAGTATATGGGCTTAAGGCCGTTCCTTCAGGAGCGACCTTTTTTCTTGTCCTTTCATCTTCATGTCGTGGCAATTATCATTGTGCCATGGACGGCAGATTTGACGAAGTTGAGCTTTTGTTTATTGAGCGCCAGCTTGAATTACACGGGGAATACCTGTGCGATTTACTACGGGAACAGGTACAGAATAAAACCCTGATTCAATCCGAGGATCTTCTTGAATCCATTGATTTTTCAGTGAGTAAATACGGGATTGACCCCGTTCTGCTGGTCTCATTCTTTTCATACGGCCGAGCTATTGAAATCAATTGGTTCAAACGGAGCAAGAACACGTCCATTTTCACCAAACCCAACACCAATTCCATGCTGTGGGGAATGCGTGAAAACAGAAAAAAGACCAAGAAAAAGGACACCCGATGGTATGCAAAGACTGCATACGGAAGTATTAATCACCTCATATCGGTTCTCTCGACTGATTTTTCGGAAGAAGAGAAGAACCGGTTAAAACAAATTCTGGAGATACGCCATGAGTTTAAAAATCGATAGACTGCAGCTGGAGATCGTTATCAATAACGATCAGGCAAGGAAATCACTGCGAGCTTTAGAGGATGAAGCCCGTATGATCAATAAGGAGATGAAAGGCCTTACTGAAGGAACTCAGGAATGGATTCAAAAGTCCGATCGGCTGAAAGAAATCAAGCAGCAAATGGACGGGATACTGGAAAAGATCGGGTTAACCGGTCTTTCCATGAAGGAACTCACTGCCAGGCAGAAGGAACTCAATATGATACTGCGCCAAATGGATCCTCGTTCGGCGCAGTATAAGGAATTGCATACCCAGCTCGGGCAGGTCAATAACCGGATTTCCGAATTGAAAGGAAGAGCCGCTTCCGCACAATTATCTTTCAAGGGGCTGGCCGATGGATTCAACCGGTATTTTGCTATTGTCACCGCCGGTGCTGCAGCTTTTACCGGGATGATCTTTTCGATCAAGCAACTGGTCTCTGCCCAAGGCGAACTTTCGGACTCCCTAGCCAATATACGTAAGACTACAGACATGACCATGGCAGAGGTTGAGCAGTTAAACGCTGCCTTTGGCAAGATCAACACCAGAACCAGCCGACAGGAACTTCGGGAGATGGCTGTCGTTGCCGGTCAACTCGGAATTGCAAAAGATCAGATCCTCCCGTTTGTGGATTCGGTCGACAAACTCAATATTGCACTTGGGGATGAGATCAAGGGAGGGGCTGAGGAAGTTGCTAAACAAATGGGGACCCTCAGAAACGTTTTGGTCGACATGAAAAGCAGCAATATCTCGGACGATATGCTGCGTATCGGTAATGCCGTGAATGCCCTAGGTGCTGCAGGTTTTGCAACGGCACCGGTCGTGGTTGATTTCGCTAATCGCATTGGCGGTGTGGGTATGTCCCTGGGCTTGACTTCAGATGAGGTTCTGGGGCTTTCGGCCACTCTTCAGGAACTGAATGTAAGTACGGAACGGGGAGGCACGGCCATTACCAAGATTCTACAAAAAATGACCACCAATGTGGCTGATTTTGCGAAGATCGCAGGAATTCCAACGAAAGAATTTACTGATCTGGTCAATACGGATCTCTTTGGTGCTTTTACAAAGGTGCTGGAAGGCTCCAAACGTGGAGGTCAAAGTGCCACCTTGCTGGCCGGCATTATTAAAGAGCTGGAAGTCGCCGGTGCGGGAGCTTCTGAGGTTTTTGCCAAGCTCGGAGTGAACACCGAAATGCTCGGTGAAAAGGTAAAGCTTGCCGGCGCTTCTCTGCAAGGGACCGACAGCATCATGAATGAGTTTAACATCAAAAACAATAACCTTGGTGCTTCGCTGGATAAACTCAAGAAACAATTCTATAACCTGATCACTCTTCCCGGAGTCACTTCATTTTTCACTGACCAGGTTCAAAATTTAATCTCTTTGGTCAACTGGTTCAAAGATCTTCCACTGCTTATCGAAAAATACAAAATCACCATTATTGCTGTCACCGGTGCCACCGTTGCCTGGATCGCAGCAAAAACAAGATCCTTGCAGATTGCTCTGCTCAATAACCTTACCCTTAAAGAAGGTATCGGATTAAAAATCAAGGACAGTGTTGTGATGGCACTTCTCATTGCCAAAGAGGAATTGTTGACCATCTGGAAGGGCAAGGGAACAATTGCAACCAAGATAGCCCAGACGGCTCAGCTCGGATGGAATGCAGCGGTTGCGGCCAACCCGATCGGGCTCATCGTTCTTGGTATTACTGCCTTGATTGGGGCTATAAAAGCTTATGATAAGTATAACTCTGAGGCCATTCGTAATGAAAAAATCAAAGAAAGTACGATGGCCAGGCTCAATACAGTGAATTCGGTATTGAGCGAGAATTATTCTCTTTTGAACGAACAGATTAGAAATCTGAATCAACTCTCTGAGCAGGAAAAGCTGGATCTGCAAACCAAGATTGACAAGAACCTCGAATTGGCAAAATCCGAGTTGGTCCTGATGCAGGCCCGTCAGAAGAAAATAGAACAGGATAATTCCAAGCCGACCTTATGGCAGAAAACCTGGAACACGATTGCCAATCCCATGAATCCCGCAGGTGCAATCGTACAAAGCAGCATCGATGCCGCCCAGAACGGGAAAGATGCCGCCGATGCATTTAATGACTCGATCAATGATCTGAAAAATAACATCAAATCGCTGGAAGGCGCTCAAAAATCCCTCAACGAGGTCATGCGCTCCGAGCAATTAGGTGATCAAATCAAGGGAAAAACTTATGAAAATCTCGAAGCAAAGCTTTCTAAGTATCAGGTGGCTTTGAAAAACACTACGGCCGGCAGCGAGGATTATATCAGAATCCAAAACAAGATCAAGGAAGTCAATAAGGATCTTGCCAAATTCGAAAATAAAACCGATAAGCAAAAAAGCGCCTACGAAGAACTAAATAAGAAGATTCAGGAGTATATCGAAAAATTACAAAAGGTCGTACTCACAGATCCTGAGCAGGCTAAAGTCATTGCTGCAAAGATTGTACGGATGCAGCAATACAAGGAATCGATTGATCAAGCGCTTAAAAGCCTGGTTAAACTCAATGAAGGGGAAGTTTCTCCTGTTTCACCAAAAGAATTCGATACCTCCAAGGGATTTAAGTTGGATAAGAGCGAAACGGATATGTTTGGGCACACCAGTGTTGTACCTGAAGAACCCCCAGCTGCTCCACAAAAAATTGAAAACACTGAATTCTCATCTGACATAGATCCCTGGGCTAAAAAGGCTGAGACTTTTCTGAATTATGCCGATACCGTCATGAATGGATTAATGACGATAGACCAGGCATTAACAGCTTCAGAAAACCAACAATTAGCGAAAGATACAGCAACCAATGAACAAAAGAAGGCCAATTTAAAGCGCCAACTGGACGCAAAACTGATCTCTCAGAAGCAATATGATACCGGCGTTGCAAAACTTGATAATGAATTAGCGGCAAAACAACGCAAATTGCAGCATGATCAGGCAGTCCGTCAAAAAGCTTTGTCTCTTGTTCAAGCAGTAATCAATACGGCGCTAGGGATTACGGCTGCCTTATCTGGGACTCCTCCTGCGAGCTATATAATGGCTGCCTTGACTGGTATATTGGGTGCTGTACAAATCGCTTTTATTGCAAGTTCTTCAGTTCCTGAGGCCGCAAAGGGAAGATACCTGGCCATGCAGGCAGCTATGGGCAAATATGATGTCATCGGTCAGAGTGATAATAAGCTTTATCAAGGGGTGCCTTATGAAAAATCATTCACCGGGATCCCGGGAAGGCCGATGCTTGTCAATGAGACGGGTAATGAGATTGTGATCGATCCATATACCACCAAGAACCTGGTGATGAACTACCCGGGAGTCATCGACGCGATCAATATGGCCCGGGTCCCTCAGCGTGCCATGGGACAATATCCACAGGCAACCGGGGGGAGTGTCGGATTGAAGCTTCTCGATGATGAATCTGTGGAAGTGATCCGGAATTTTATCGACGGATTGAAGAATCCGACTCCGCGTAAATCTTACATCGTATGGAGCGAACAGCAGGAGACCGATAAAAAGATGGCTTCCATCGAGGCGGATGTGTCCCGTTAATTGTCCTTTAAAAAACAATGCTCCGGAAATAAGTTTGCTTCATGCATTTTGATTTCACACCACATACTGTTGTTTTTGCCGGTAATCCACTCCGGTACCGGGTGCACCTGGATGATGAAGGGGATCCCGGGACGGGAAAAAGCGTGATTGAAATTGCGTTTACTGAGAAAGATTCCAACGTGGATCATTCGATCACCGTGTCATTCCTGGGTATGGAGCGGACGTTTTCCCTGAAAAGCAGTCCTTCGGATGCTTTTTCACTCCCTACAGCCGATACCGATGCCCCGCTTACGGATTGGGTCAGGAGTTTTTACGATTCTCTTCAAAAAAACGGAGAAATCCTGAAAAATTATCAGGTTTCTTTAAGCGATGACGGACTGAAGATCATTCTCTCGGCATATGTATCCGATGCCTCGCTGGATATGACAGTCATCAGCAATACGCTTAGCGGTGTTACCTTAAATACAGTTACCAGCGGCGGCGGAACCCCGGCTTATGATGGTGTTGCGGTAATGGTGCTGGATAAAGACGGTTCGCTGTTAGGAGAGGATCTCAAGCCGATAAACTATGATACCCAAAAGATCGACTTCGAGGTCTCGGAATATCTTGCTGCACTGTTTTCAGATCTGGTCCCACCAAGGTTCTATCTCGAGACCCAGGGCAATAATTTTCTGTTTATATATACAGACTTGGTTGTGAAATACCGCCTTTTGGCCGGTTATCACACGCCGGGATTGGTGTATGTGAGCCTCTATGATGATTATCATTGGGCCATTGCCGGGGGATTGAGCCGCGAAGCGCTCGTCGCATGGAATCAGGTAAGTGGTGGTTTCTGGGCAGACGCAAGTAACAAGAAACGCTTCCTTTCCTGGCATCCCAGACAGAAGAAAACCTCCCGTACGAATCACGAATCCCTGTATTTTTTCTCTCAGTATGATGATGTCACCCGGTACAATGTCATGGTTAGGGCTCAGCTGGCCACGGGAGAGGAACAGACATTCCAGTTGACGCATTTAACCTACTCTTTACAATACTTTGTGCTGGAGATCATGGTTGGGTATGGCCAAATCTCCCTGGAGAGTTATGTCGGTAACAGGCGGGTAGTTCGTTACGCGGTCTGGCTCGAGGATCAGGACGAGAGAAAAATCAGCGAAGAACGCATTTTTGAGATCGATGAGAAATACTACGAATTTGCTCATGAATTCGTATTCCGTAACTCATTCGGGGTATTCGATTATTTCAGGTTTACCGGCAAAAGAGAAAAGAACTTGGAATACGAGCGAACCCCTATAACGGTTGAGACCATCCAGGAGGAGACTTATTTTAATAGCCCGAAACGCCAGATAAATATCACGGAATCTCAGGTATGGAAAGCTTCAAGCGGCTGGGTTGACAACAATGTACATGATTTTCTGCGTGATTTCATGCGCAGCGATGAAATCTATGAAATCGTCGATGGCAGACCCTGGAGATCAGAAATCACCAGTAAAAAAACTTCGAAATATTTACTGGATGGGGAGTACTTGTACAGTCTCGAATTCGAGTATGAGAGGTCCTATACCGATACTTATTATTCCAATTTATTCGATTTGACCGGTGGAGAACCTCCCGTAGAGCTGGAAATCATCACGGCGGATGCCAATGACATCACGGCAGATTCAGAGGCTATAACGGCTGATCAATTATATTATTGATATTATGGCAAACATTAAGAAACTCAACTACGGGAAGGCTCCCGGGGATCACCTGGGAGATGAACTCTTTTACATTTTCAAGGATACCGACGATAATATCCAACTTCTGAAAGATCAGCAGGGGCCCTGTATCGGGACCAAATACCTGGATTTTCGCTTATCGATCAAGGGATTCTCCACCCGCCGGCAATACCTGTTTGATAACTTCTACGTCTCAAAGATCATTACCGGGAACCCGGAATCGGGAAAATACCGGTACACGATAGAGATCTCGAAATCTTCTTCCTTTCTGCTTGCTGGCACTGTAGTCATGCAATACACCACCCTGGCCAATGCACTCAAACAAGGGTTTGAAAATATCTACCTGGCCGAGTATAATACGTCCGGACTCTTTGGGAAGATCCTCGTAAACTGGTCGCTGCTGGCCAATTCCGTGACCTATACGACCGATCTGCCTGTAGAAGGATTCCTGTTTGTGGTGAACGTGATTGCCGACGGATCAAATCCGGGTGGGGGAGGAGATCCCGGAATGGAAGTCCCTATCGGCGGGGGAAAATCTTTTTCGCTCATCTCCGAGGAGGCCACCATCGACGGCACATTTGATTCTTACCTGGTAAGTCTCTCTTCAGGAGTGATCACCCTGGCCTCAGGTGAACTGATCAAGCGGACGATTGAGGTTAAAAACATTTCCGGAAGGGATGTTACCTTCAATTGTCCGGCCATTCCGCCGGTTGATACTGGTCCGACAACCTCAGCACCCTTTGACGGGGTCTATGAGCAGATCACGGTTGCAGACAAGAAAACGGTATGGTTCGATATTTACGAAACTGAGCCCGGAACGTACATGACTGTCGTAACCGGCGATTATACAGGCATTGAGCTATAAACCAAACATTCATTATTAATATCGACAAGTATGGGACCAATGATTTATGTACAAAAAGGGCTGTGTGCCCGGATTGACCCCACGGATGGTACGGTGATCTACCGCGGCTATCCTGCACAGGGGACAACTTCAGAAGTTGCCCCTTCATGGGCAATATCCAAACAGACAATAGACCCTGTCTCGGGCGTTGTTTCGCAAGAAGAATGGGTGAACGGTCAGGTGGAATGTGCCTTCAAATGGTGCAGCCGTGCAGATTACACGTATTCAATCCCTAAATAAATCTTACCATGAAGACACATTTTGATCAAGTAATTGGGGATTTGGTGCGTCACAGCCATGATCCCGAGGATATCACCGGACTGGCAAACCTGTTAAAAGGCTTTCAGGGAGAATTTGATGCACATACCGGTACCCTGGGCAATCCCCTTGCGGCACCTGTACTGGAGGTGAGCGGATGGTATTTGGTGACCAAACAAGGTTACATCGACGTGGAAGGGGTTTCAACCCTGTTTGAAGCCGGGGACATGCTCGTTTATACCGAGTCAACAGATACCTATAGCCGGGTAGATGCAAAATTGAATGACGCTCAGGTGGATATCACCTCTGTTTTTGCAAAAGTATTGACCGGACTAACAACACAGAAGCTTGTCAATGAACGCATCGACAAGCTGGTGACAACTTCAGCCAGTGCACCCACAGTCAATGATGATTCTGCCTCCGGTTATTTTGCAGGCGCATTCTGGCTCCGTTCGGCCGGGGAGATTTATCAGTGTCTGGATGCAACGGCCGGGGCTGCGCAGTGGCTTTTGGTTGGAACATCCGGCTTGTATAATGATATCGGTGCAGCCGGAGAGATCGGTTTCGGGGTCGGCATCTGCGGACCTGGAAGCTTACCCAACGGGGTGGTGCCGGTTTCAGGTACCTTTGATAAAACCCATGCCAGCTATGGAAATTACCAGGTGAGCGTGGATGGATCGGAGATGGTTTTTGTACCCCGTCACTGGATGCGTATCGGAGACAACCGCTCGCCTTTGTATGCTTTGTTCGGGGATAATGCTGTTGATGTTGCCAAGCTTTCAACCTTCGCCAGTGAACTGGAGGCGAATGCTTCGGGGTATTTCCTTCCCCGCTGCTTCATTGATGGTGGACAGGTTCAGCCGGGTTACTTCATTGATAAGTACAATGGATGGTGTTTGACCAATTCGGATGGGGATGTGAACAATCCTCCGACCCGGGGAATTGCTTCATCAAAGAAGTACGGCAATCCGATGAGTAGTGATTCCGCTGGCAGACAAACTCCGGGGAATCCAACCTATCCGGGAGATTTTTCCAATGCCCGCAGTAACGGCCAATCCCCGGCTTATTATGCGATCGGCATGTTTGCCTGTGCAAAAAGTCGTGGCAATAATTTTGCCCCGAGCTCGCTCTTCATTGAGCGTAACCTGTTTTTCCTCGCCCTGGCTCAGCATCAGGCCTTATATGCTAAGGTCAACGCCGGTACGATCACTCTTGGGCAGGCCCAGAGTATTGCTGCCTGGTATCTTTCCAGCGGGGTGTCAGCTCCACGAGGAAACAATAATTACGGGGCGGATTACAACGATGCCACCATCTCATTTGTAAAGCCAACCGATGGCTTCTGGAGCGCAAAATCTCCTACGGAAGCCTGCCAATTGGGTTCGGCTAAGAAAGGCGGCCTGGATGCAATGGAACATTGTACACACAATGGCCAAAAATCGGGCGTTCAGGTGAACGGCAATCAATGGTTATTTACGACCGGTTTCACAACCATTACCGAGGGTGGTCAAAATGCAGTGAGCATCAGCCGTGAGGCTCAATGCGTGGTGACCATTCCGGACGCTGCAGCCGCAAAATCCAATTATGTAAATGGCAAACGGGTATGGTTTGAAGGAACCAACACATCAGAATGGAACGGGTTTTTTCAATATCATTTCTACATCATTTCGGATCTTTCAGGGAACACCTTCAAACTTAAAGACAAAACAGGAGCGTACATCAATACGTCCGCTCTCACGGCTGATTTCAACACAGCGAACGGGAATTTTACGGTTCGTACCGGGAAATTCTATGTTTTAAAAGAGGCTGTGTCCCTTAAGAACATGCTTGGAGCTTCCGGTACCGGTAATGCGAATAACTACTTTGAAAATCCTCAAAACTTTGATGAGGTAGATCCTATCGCATTTATTGGCAATTATTATCAGGTTTTAGGTAATGGGGCTAACCGGGTTTTTTCAGGATCCACAGACCGCACCAGCGAGGCATATAAGCTCCGCTCTTGCGGCATTCCGGTAGATGCAAATGCAACCGGAGGAAGCAACCTTATGGGCCAGGATTATTTTTATTTATGGCTTACTAATCAGTGCGTGCCGGTGTCCGGCGGTTATTGGACCGGCAATAGTNNGTTGTCCGGCGGTAGTTGGTACAACTGTAGTGTTGCCGGCGCGGGCGCGGCCAATTTCCCCTATACGTCAGGTGGCGACGGCCGGGACGTCTCGGCGCGGTCCTGCCTTTATTTAGTTGGATAAGTGTAGCAGCAAGCGATAGCGAGCTGCCCCACGTTTTTGCGTTCTTTGAAAGTTTGAAAAATCCTTTACCTTTGCCTGTAAGTCCTTGGAACAAGGACGGCGAGCAATGAGTGAAAATCTGCTGATCCAGAAAAAGATTGTCGACATGATCAAATACAACCACGTCATGTTGCATCAACTTCCAAAGCATGAAAAGTTTGTGCTCGGGGAGCGGATAAGATCGCTGGGGTATGAGCTTCTTGAATTGTCGATTGCGGCAAATAAGAAGTACATCAAGAAGACCACCTTCACCGAGTTTGATGTCGCTCATGAAACACTTCGTCAGATGGTCAATGTAGCTTATGAGCTTCAGTATATCGATGCAAAAAAGCATCGGGTTGCCCAGCTTCACATTGACGAAGTCGGCCGGCTCCTTGGAGCATGGATTAAAAGTGAAACATGAAGGGTGGTGCTGGTTCTTGTGCGTGCCGTTGTCCGGCGGTAATTGGAACAACAATAGTAATGCCGGCGCGGGCGCGGCCAATTTCAACTATAATTCAGGTAACAACAACCGAAACATCTCGGCGCGGTCCTGACTCTGATTAAACACACGTTCTGGAGCTGCGGTCTTACGGGATCACAGAGTGAACATCAAATCAAAGGGAGCATCATCCTTGATCCGAAAGGGTCTAAAATTTATCGGGGTGGGGCATTCTGGTAGGTAAACCAACCGACGGTCTGCCTCACTCTTTTTTCAGGTCGATGAGGAGACATGGGGATATTTACCGAAGGTGGTGTACCTACGAAGCAATGCTCGGAGCATGGCGGGAAGTGAGACGGGACAAAACCTATCACTATTCTGTTTTGAAGTACGAACAGAACCTGGCTGTCAACCTGGACAACCTGCTGAATTCAATCATCGATGGATCCTACCGTGTAAGACCAACGAGGAATTTTATCATTTTCGAGCCCAAGGAGCGATTCATTGAAGCCCCTCACCTGGAAGATCGCATCGTTCAGCATGCCATCACGGCCGTGATCCGGCCCATGATCGAAGCCCGTTTCATCGACCAGTCGTTTGCCTGCAGGGTGAATAAAGGCACTCATGCCAGTAATGATCTTCTGATGCGTTACCTGGCACAATATGAAAATAAGGGGTATTACCTGCGCATTGATGTGAGCAAGTTCTTTTATTCTATTTCGCACGAGCGCATCGAGGGGAAGCTTCGCAAGATCCTCAACTGTGAGAAGACCCTGGAAGTTCTCAAAATGTTTTTCACAAACAGCGAGGGGAAAGGATTACCGCTGGGTAATGTAACCAGCCAGGTACTTGCAAACCTGTCATTAAATGACGTGGATCATTTCATCAAGCGGGAACTTAAAATCAGGCATTATGCCCGGTACATGGATGATATGATCATGCTTCATCCCTCCAAAGAGTTCCTGCAGGATGCCTTCCGCAGGATTAAGCAAAAAATAGCCGAAGAAACCCTTTTAACAAACAATAAAAGCAAGATCGGAAAGATCAGCGAAGGGATTGATTTTGTGGGGTACCGTACCTGGTACAACCGTCGGGTGATCCGGAAGAAGTCTCTTTTTCGGATCAAGCGCAAACTTAAACAAGATGCAAACCTAAACCGGTTGGCTTCTTTCTTAAGTCATTCCATGCGCACCGACAGCATTGTTTACGTTATCAAGCAAATTTTACAGGTCGCCCCTGATCAGCGACCGTTTATTGAACACTGGTATCGTAAACATTTTAAACCCAAAAAGTCATGAAATATTTTATTTCCAAAGTCGTCGCTACACCTGATGTGACGCTGTCGTTTGTTGCCCCGATGCAACCCGAAGGCCCTGCAATGATTCATTACATATATGGCCGTGTGGGTGATCAGGAGATTCATGGGATCGATTATCCTGAAGGGGAAATCAATTCCCAGGCTGTTTTGTTGATTCAGCATCCCGAGTGCGAGGTGCGCGAGGTGCAGTTCAGTGAAGTGGAAGAAGATCTGAAAAACTGCCGGTTTTCTCAGGAGATCAACCAGGATGTGGTTTCGTCCATTCGCTCCAGGTATTCGATTGATGAGGAGCTGAAGATCATGAAGCAAGATCCTGCATCAGATGAGTACCTGTCCATGATCGAGTGGATCAATACATGCAGGACTGTTGGGAATGAAAAGAAGGTGGAGCTGGGAGTAAGGCAGTAAAGAGCATGCTCGGCTTAAGAGTAAATAACCAGGTCATTGACCTGGGTGATGATATTTCTATCTCCTGGGAACTTCGTAATCCTATGTTTTTCGAAGCCGGCAGCCGGAGTTATCCGTTTAAACTCCCATCTACGCTTTGGAATAAAAAGTTACTTGGATTCCGACATCGGATTGAAGGGCAGAATTCTCCCTATGATGAAATCCCGGTGGATATTTCATTTAACAATATCGATATATTTCACGGTACCATGAAGTTCCGTGTGCTGAATGATCGGTATTATGAAGCAACGGTCTATGACCGGGAGGGTGATTTTTATTACAAGGCAAAGAACACCCGGCTCCGCCAGGTAAACTTCGGCGAGATGGAATTCTCTACCGTTGCCAGTGCGTTGGCCTACATTAATAATACCTTGACGTTGAATTATCCGGATGTTCAATTCGGATTCCCAAAACTGTATAATCCGTCATATTTTGATCCTGTGACCGAAGATGCTGAACAACGATTCTATAACAATACTTACGATGATGGACTGATTCATGAACTGACTACCCTGGGGAATCGAACTGTGATTGTCCCGTTTCTTTATTTTCGTCATGTTCTGAAAACCGTTTTGGATTCATTTGGGTATGAGGTCAGGGATTTTGTTTTTAGCGACAACGAGGATTTCAATTCACTACTGATTTATAATTCTCTCTCATGCAATAATCTTTGCGAGGATTTTTCATACTCTTTAACCCATTTGTTTTTCAATCTGCATTTGCCGGACTTAACGATCCTGGAGTTTATTACCTCGATCGAATCCTTCTTTAATTGCCGGTTTTTTATCAACGACATCACCCGGGTTATTCGTATCGTCGGATTGAATACTGTCGTTACGGATCCCAATGCAGTAGAATTTTCAAAAGGGATCGTTTCCAGAAGCATCGAGTTGGATGATAAAATTTCAGGGTATAAACTGACTATCCCGGTAGATTCATCCGATGGGGGTATTCAAAAATGGAGCGATTTTCAGGATTTTTATTTAAAGAACATGCGCTCTGCGGTAAGTACGATTCCTGATCTGCCTCCTTGGCCTTTTTCGATGGTTGGGGATATTCGATTCGTTTTTTCCGAAAGTAAATATTACTTCTTCAATACTTCAAAATCCTGGGTGGTTGACAATGATGCAACAAAATATTTGTTTTCCGTGCTGTTCATTCAAAATCAAGATGAACGCACGAAAAATATTGAATTGAAACTGGCTGCCCTGAAAGGAGGGGATCCACAAAACTGGCCTCTTTATATTATGGCCAACTGTGGGAATCAAAAAAAAGACTGGAAAGATATCACCTTCCGAATTTGTTTTAAAACCATTGTTGACAATGGCCCTGCCGCCCCTGATTATATCGCTACCGATATTTCATCGAGTATGTATTTATGGTTCAACGATGCAAATAATATGTATGAGGTATTCCATAAAGACTATTTATCGTTTCTTCAGACCTCCCGGGTGGTAAAGGTGCAAAAACTGTTCACCGTCAAGGATCTTCGCGACTTTTATTTTCCTTGTAAATACCGGATATTCGATGATAATTATATCCTTCGAAGGGTGCAGCTTACCCTGAAAAAGAATCAGATTTCTCCGGCCATGATAGAATGTCTATCGGTGCTGTAATAATCCTTTGAAAAATATCTGAAAGTACCAGGCGGCTCAGAGGCCGTCTTTTTTTATCTTTGCTCCTGTCGCATAAGTCCAATACCTAAGCAGTGATAGGCTTACCCCGGTAGAGATAAGGGGGAGCCTTATCACAAACAATCACTGCGGTGTATTGGGCGTGCGACAGCTACCGGGGTTTTTTAACATTTATCGTATGTCGCACGTTATTTTTGAAGAAATTTTCCAGCGGTTTAAAGAGAATTTCCCACCTGTTTCAACTCCCAAAGAAGCACGCTTGGAATTGAAAACAGAAGAGATCATCACCATGATCACCAACCTGGAGCCAAAGGCCCAGGTCCCGCCCGACGGGATCTTCAGTTTTTTGAAAGCTCAGGGTTATACATTCTATCCAAAAGAGGAGAATGAAACGGTAACATTCTACTGGCTTGTAGGCGGGAAAGACTAGGAAATTTCTCAGATAGTTCACGGCTGGGGGTACGACGGAACCGATCCGCGTACTTTTGAGTGATCTCCAGGGATGAATGTCTGATCTGCAGCTGGAGGTCCCGCAAATTGATCCCTGCATCGATGGCCATCCCGATGGCGGTATGCTTTAGCGAATAGAGAGTTTTTTCGATTCCAGCATGAACGATAAATTCATTCCACTTCTCACGCAGCCGTTCCGGCAAGGCTCTTTTAGTGCCTCGTTTCAGGTCATGGACGAATAAATAATATTCCCCTGGAAATTTAAGATCGAACCTTTTTAAAACTTCTGTCAAAGGTTTTGGAATATGGATCACCTCAGACTTTTTATTTTTTGAAACGCCGCCGGGGATTATGATTCTCGATCCTGCCAAATCGATATGTTTCACCTTGAGTTGCATGATCTCATTGGGACGAAGGAAACAGTAAAAAATCAAACAAGCTGCAACATAGAGATTATAGTCCCAACCCGGCAGATAGGTTTCCATCTGAATGAGTTCCGATTCAGTAAATGCAATCAGGGACGTTTCTTCAGTGGGTAGCGGATCAATCATCGAGAATGGGTTCACCGGCAGGGCCATCCGCTTGCAAAGCATTTTAAACAGGGTAAAAAGTGATTGCAAGTAATTGTTGAAAGTGCGGTTGGAGAGGTGATGATTGGTTTTGATCCAGTCCATAAAAGCCAGGGCACGATGAAAATCAAAATCTTCAGTCGGAAGGTGTTCTAATTTTTTATTGTTTAAAAACTCTTTGAAGAGCTTCACATGAGATTTATACGTCTGGTAGGTCCGTTTGCGGTTGCATTCTTTTTTTACCTCCAGAAGATGATCCAGGGACTCTATCAAAGTCTCCCGTGCTTGTCCCTTATGCAGTAAAGGATTATAGCCGGATCTAAGTTTAATATCCAGTTTTTTTTTCAGGTCCCTTGCGGCATCGTATCGCTGGGCCCGGGTAGGTAATCGCTGGCTGATATATTCTTTAATTCTCAGCCATTTCCCGCTTAGAGGATCCTTAAAGAAATAAAAAACAAACCACCGCTGGGAGAGATCCCCGTCGGCATCGAATAATTTACACGGTCTAAAGTTCAT